AGTCCCAGCCGGGCCAACCGTGACGTTCCAGTGCGGCGTTGACGTTCCATCCAGAGCAACATATTGCCGTGCTTGTAGCCCAGTAGCCGTCGCTGGCGTGCTATACCATGCAAGTGCTTTTGACTCGTCACCAGGAGCCGCACCGCCGTCGATGTTTGGATACAGCCCGACGTTGATACCAGTTGCGGTCATCACAATGCCGCCGCCGCTAGCCGTTAGTTTGCCGCCACCCGACACGGTGAAATCGCCCGCAATCGTGCCGGTCGTGGCGTACATCGCACCCGCAGCCGTTACACGGAAATCTGCACTAGCGCGGTTAGCGTGCGTGTCGCCCGCCCAAAACGCAATGTCGCCAGCCGCAGCGGTGGCGTTGATGCCAGCCGCATCTGAACCACTGCCAACCTGCACCCGCGCCGTGTTCGCCGCACCGGAGTATAGGCCGATGTTCGTTGCCGTCAGGCCGCTGGCCGCAATCGTCCAGCCACCGATAGCACCAGCATTCGCCGTGACTGTACCGCTTAGCGTGGCGCTCGTCGCATTGAGATTTCCGCTTGCGTCAAGGCTGGTGTTCGTCGCCTTCCAGATCAGGTCGGCCCCGTCCCAGTAGATACCCTTGACCAGCGCGCCACCACTCACCGTGCCAACTCGCCATTTGTACGCTGCCCCATCCTTGCCAAGCCAAATGCCGCTGTTGGTCAGCGGCCCGGTCGGGAGCGTAGACCCAAGCGCCATGAATGGGGAGTTGTTGGATGCGCCCGCACTGAGCAGCATTGTGTTGCTTGTGCCGTCGTACATAGCCAGGGGAACGTTGCGCAGTTCAAGCGCCGTGTTGCTGGCGCGGATGTAACGATCTGTGACAGCCGTTCCGCTGCCAGCATATAGCCCGTACTCGTCTGCAACCGAGAAGATGCCGCGCAGGTTGCCAAAGCGACCTTTCACGCTCATGCTGCGCGGGTGACTTGCCCACGTCGCCACCTGTGCATATGGGCTGTTCAGGCCGTACAGCCCGTCAATGGCGTTGACCTCGTAAATGCCATTGCCTGCTGTGCCGTAATCCAGAATGATAGCGTCGGCGTAGACCACAGTACCAGCCGTCATCGCACCAGCATCAGCACCCGACGATCTGGTGAACGTGTACCGCTGCGTTTTTGTCGTGCTGTCAAAACCACTTGTGCCGTAGGACGTGTCGAGCGCCACCGTGCCCCAGCAATCGCCAATCGTGAGGCTACCGCCCGAACGGGAGAATATGCGAATGCGGATGTAGTCACCATTGACGAATACCGCCATGCCGGTTGCAGATGGCAGATCACGGACGACCAGTTGAGCCGTTGCGCCCGCTGCTGGTGCGGTGAAATTGGAGTACAGTTGAGCCACGCTTTTGGCGATAATCTGCCCGCCGGCAAGAGCTTGCTCCAAATCTGCAATGAAGCTCTTGGCGTGCATTTCGTCAACGTAGAGATAGCGGAAATCCGCCTCACCCGCATCCGTGACACGCCAACCGGTCGTCTGACTGGCGTAAGCTGACGCCTCAATCGATACGCCAGCCGCCATCTTCGTTCGGTTGCTGGCCGGGTCAAGGATCAGATCGACAGGTGGCTGCAACGTCAACGATTGCCCGGCGCCCGCCAGGATCAGCGGCGTCGTCAAACTGGTTGACGCCACCATAAGTGGCAGCGTCAATTTCCCCGTTGCGTCACTCGCCAGGATGCTCGATGCGGAACCAGGATCGTAGCCAGCGGTAAGGCGTACAGCATTTGCTTCTACGCTCAGACCCGCACCCGCCCCGGCCTGAATCGTATTCGCCACCCCCACGGCAAAAACCTTACTCGCTACGGTCAGCCCGTCCCCGGCCACAGAGTCAGAAAGCTGCAACGTCTTATCTGGCGATGTGCCGACCAACTCCAAACCGGACACACCAGATAACGCCACGGCCACAGTACGGTTTGCACTCAAGTCTCCAAGCCCGGTCAGACCGTCGCCAGCCGTGAGCGTCAGACTTGTTCTGACAATGGTTGCGGGAATATCAGCATCTAGGATCGCTGCGAAGGACGCAGACGTTGCGCCGCTTGCCCTCAGATACTGTCCTGCTGTAAGCCCGGCAACCGTGTGGTCACTTCCGAGACCCGACGTGCTGGCAAGAACATGAACACGATCATGCAATAGCCCATTTTCGGTCAAAGCCTGAATATCGTTCTTCGTCGCCGCCCACGGTGCCTGCGCTTCGATAAGGGTTCCCGTGTGGAATGGCCCATTCAGGGCGTGCGTTTCCATTACGCCGCCACCACCCGAAAGCGCAGATGTGGACGGGGACACGTCGCGCAGAATGAGAGGGCGTAGCGACTGGTATAGTTCGGTTATCGACTTTGCGTTATCTCGCATTAGCCTTGCTTTACTCCCTTGATTGCACCGGCCATCGACTCCTGATACTCTGCGTCGAAAGATAGGCCGCTTCCCACCTGATAGGTTGCACGTTCCACGAAGACGGGGGATAGGCCCGCCCACGCACCCGACATTGCTAGATCGTCAATGTGAACCCACGCACCCACGGGCAACCAGCCAGCCGCCACCTCCCCGCCCACGGCGCGCCGCAGAACCCCGCCCCTCCAAACGATAAGCCTCTCCGTGGATGGCGCTTGAACGAAAAGGCGAACATTTCGGTCACTGGTTACAGTGCAAAGTAAACGCTCGCCACTCGCCGCGCCCTGCTCCAAGAGTGCAGCCGTGGTCGCCTGCGCCGTTTCGTCACCCGCCTGATATTGCAGCATGACGATCCCACTGTTGCTTTCCACGAGCACGTTGCCCAGTTCAACGCCCGCGCCCTCTACCACCTGTTTCACTTGCACCGCGGTGTCCTGCGCGCCGAGAAGTCGAAATATCAAATCGCCGTCGTTGGGCTGATACGTTGCGGAGTCAAATAGTTTCAAAGCGCCCCGGCTGTAGTCGCCTTCCTCTACCGTATCGACTTCATAGAAGTTGGCTGCATCCATCGAGCCGGTTCGGTCAACGAGAATGCCGTAGGTCGTTCCGTAGGTGACGGCCACCGTGTTGCTGAGGGCGAAGGTCAACCAATCCATCGTGCCGCTCACGTCCGCCGCGGCAACCGTTACGATCTCAAGCGCAGCCAGCGGTACACCGGCGTTGTCGCTTACCAACTGCAAGCGAAGCGAGTCTATCGGAGCGCCCACCTTGCGCGCCCGAATCTCAATCTTTGAGACCGTCCACGTTGCATCACTCGTCAAAGAAAAGGTCTGGTACACTCGTTGCCCGTAAGCCGCAACCGTCTCGGCTGTAGACCCGTTCGGCCTCTCGTTGGTGACGGTTTCCTCAATCGTGATGCTATTTCCACGTTTGAAATTCACCGATGGCCCCACTGCACCCGTGACGATGTTCCCACCAGACCAGCCCGGCGAAATCTCTACGTGTACGCTCCCCGTAGTCTTTACCAGCTTCGCCCCGTTGTTGCTTCCTGTCGCAGCACCAGACAACCAGATCACGTCACCGCTCGACAAGTCCTCAAGACCCGCCCCCGAATCAATAATGTCATCTGCCGGATCGAAGGTGACACCCGTCGATGTGTAGTCGAATGGTTCGGACTTGTCGCCACTCGCAACCGTCTTTACCCCGTCGTTGCTTGCCGTTCCAGTCACAACGAGCTTGAGGCCAGCGTAATCGGAGAACCTTGCAAACTTCCCGTAGACTTCATGTATCCGCTTCGCATTCTCGCTGCCACCAAAGGCTAGGTAGGCAGACGTAAACCCAAGTCCGACAGGAATCGCCTTACCCGACTTCACGTATTCCTCAATGCCCGCAACTTGTGCGTAATACACATCTTCGAGACGCTGCCAGTAACCGCGCAGAACCAACTTTCCGCCCGCTTTCGCCCCTCCAATCTTGAGTTTCTTTTGCGGGGAAGACAGTGCGGAGAGTAGACGCCCCTGCAAAGCAAGAGCCTGCGTTTCTGTCAGCGAGCCAGATGCGCTGTACACCAACTCCCGCAGCCCATAGGATGCGATACTCGCAGCATCTTCCGCCCAGTTCGTTTCTTCTGACGCCAAGCTGCCGCCAGGAGTGCGAACGGAGTACAGCACCTTTACCCGATTCGCTACGCCGTCGAGCGTCAACTCGCGGGTCAAGCCGTCTGCCGTCACCGAAAGCGCATCCAGTTGGCCCCACCACAGCAGTTCGCCGCCGTCCGATGCAATGTTGACCTGATAGCCGAGCCAGTTGCCCAGTGCCAGCATCGTATTCACGTCACCGGACAGCGCAACCTCCGCCATGCGCGGCCCGCCTTCGGCCTCGCTGCTCCATCGGGTTGGGGAAAATGCGACGCCAGTAGGCAGCAATACGCCGTTGCCGCTGCGGTCGTACACTTGCACGCCAAACGTGGTCATACCGTCAACCTTCGTGGCCTGATCCACGCGCGCACGGTGAACGTGTCGTCAATCGCTACGTTAGCCTCCGCTGAATCAGCCAGGATGATCAGCCGTTGCAACCTGCTTGGATGCAGATAGATGCGCTCCCCGCTGAGGATGACATACGGGAATTGAGAGGATGGGCTTTGCAGTAGATATTCCCGTTCCTCTATGCTGTCCATGACGGCATATTCGTTGAGGCCAGTCGGGGAAATGCCACCCAGTAGCGCAATGCCATCTGTTGGCGTCAATTGCAGATAGTCGATTTTCCATGTGCCGGTGCCCGTGATCACCAGCGCCAAGCGCAATTCCCCGTATGTCGTAGAGTAGCCACCGGGCGGCAAGGGAATCGCACCGAGATCGAGCAACCCAGCAGCAGAGGGCATCGGCACAGTATCGCCTTTCCACAGATTCGTGCCTGCCCAGTTGCGCACGGCAATTTGCGCCGTGCCGCTTGGCGTGCCGCTTGCACCGTTGACCGCAGCCAGAATGCGGAACATGCGCCCCGCCGCATCAGCCAGCAGCGTAGCCGAAATGCTCCATTGTATCGTGACCGATGAAGCACTGAGCGTAAACGTGACTTCGCTGCCATTGCTGGCGGCGGCGTTGGCTTGGATTGTGCCACCCGACAGGCGCGCTTCCGCCTCCAGGATGTGCGAGAAGTTGGCCGGATCGCTCAGCGCGTTCAGGGCGACATACAGCCGCCTCCACGTGCGCACCGATCCAGCACCGTTGCCGATCTGAATTCTCGTACCAGCCGGAAGCGCACCAGTTACCTGCGCAGTCGCAATCTGCACCCAGTTGTCATGCCCCGTTCCAGCGTCGTCGTGATTGTAGATTGTGCGGCCCCCAGTAGCCGCCGCCTGATTCGATGTGGATAGCTCAAGTTCGGCTTCCGCACCTTCCCAGTAATGTCGCCGTGTGACGATCAGCCGACAATCCATTCGTTGCTGATACAGATTGACGCTTGCATCTTCACCCAGCAACAAGCGGTAGGACATGATTTCGCTTCGCCATGCAGCAGCGTCTGCACCGGTCTGAAACTGCAAGTAGACCGGCGCACATAGCCCGCTTTGCGCCCGTACGGCGTCTTGCAGCAGACGTTCGATTGAACCGATCTTGGCTTGCACGTTGGCGGCGCTGCTATCGGAGATGAAAAATTCAGCCGCTTCGGTGATGGGGCGATAATTGCCGTCCGCGTCGAGGTCTGGCGCCGTTGGTACATATCGAGTGAGAAGGCAGCCGCTGGAGGACAGGCTGATAGTCGTCGTGCCGTCCGTGATGCTTAGCGCGTTTGCCATTATCCCCTCGCTAGAATTTCGGCCACCTGATATGCCAGTGCGTACACGTCCTTGTCGTCGCGCACGATCATCTGCTGCACGGTCACGGCTACCCGGTCCACTGCGCCGGCCACTGCGCCGGCCAGCTTCTCGGCTGAGCGGTTTGGGATAATCTGCGACCCGCGCGGCGGAATGAGCAATTCACGGCCGGCCTCGCCGACCCATGTCGGCCCGCCGGCATAGTAGGACGTGCCGAGTTGCTTGTTTCCTGGCCCATTGAGAGCGTCGCCAATCGCACCCACGACACCACCGGCCGCATCCATTGCGCCTTGCGCCGCGCTTTGCGCGCTTTCGAGGATGGCAGGCGGAGTTGGCCACCGCCACGCCATCAGGCGCTCCAACCAGTCGGGAACTTCGGGGAACTTCGGCCACCCCCACGCAAGCAGCGTACTCAAAACGGCTGGAAACGCCGGGAACGCAGGCCACCCCCACGCAAGCAGCGATTTCACAATGTCGGGGATCGCCGGGAACTCTGGCCATGTCCAGTTCTTCAGGTCAAGGAATGACCAGCCCGCCAACGCATCCGGTAGCGTGAAACCTGCAATCCACTCCTGGAAACCCGTCAGTGCAGCTTGCGCTGACGCTACGGCATCCGATACCGGCTTGACCTTTTCGGAGAGCGCCAGCCAGATACCGTCCCACCACACTTGGATACCAGTCAAAATGCCTTGCCCGTCGACGTTCAAGTCGTTCAGCGAGTCGTTGACGGCCTTGTAGATAGCGCCGAAGGTGGTTTCGGCCAGTGACTTGAGATTGTTGAACGTCTCCTCAAAAAACGTCTTGAACGTCTCCACGATGCCTTTGGCGCTGTCCCACGCCGTCTTCCAATCCCCCTCCAGAATCGCCTTGATGAGCGTTACCGACTCGCCCACCAGCGCCGAAAAGGTATTGATGGTCAGCGTTATCTGGTCGAACACCGTACTCACCACCGAGCCAAGGGCATTAAACGTCTGCGCCAACAGATTGACGCCAAGCACGGACACGACAGCGATCGTGCCGGCCACGAACATAGCGAAGGCTGCCAGCACCGGCTGCACGGCAGTCCACATGTTTTGTACGGCTGCCACCAGGCCGTCGAACTTCGGACCCAGCGCGCCCACGTCGGCTTGCGCCTTGGCGAAGGCTTCCTGCAGGCGCGTGAGAGCCGGGGTGAGGAGCGCCTCCAGCTGCGTCCAGGCCGCGCTAGCCGCCGCCTGCAGCCCGTTCCAAGCCGCATCCCACGCTGTCTGAAACGCCGTCAGTGCATCCGGTCCATCCGTCTGGAACCAGGTCAGCGCACCGGAGAGGCTCTCCTGCACTGCCGCCCAGCCGGTGTCGACGGCGGCCTGCAGCCCGCTCCAGGTGGTCTCCCACGTGCCCTGAAACGATGTTAGGGCTTCGGGTCCATCCGTCTGAAACCAGGTCAGTGCGCCTTGCAGATAGGGACCAATGACCGCCCACGTCGTGTCGACCGCCGTCTGGAGCGCCGCCCAGGTCGCATCCCAGGCGCCCTGCATAACCTTCAGCGCACCCGGCCCGGCCGTCTGGAACCAGTCGTAGGCAGATTGCAAATAAGGCTGAATAATTCCCCAGGCCGTCCCCAGCGCGCCCTGCACGGCACGCCAGGTGCTGTCCCATGCGCCCTGCAGCGCAGACAGCGCGCGCGGGATCTCCGCATCGAGGAACTCCCTGGCATCATCCAGATATGGCTGAATGACTCTGAACGCCTGCGCTGTGATCTCCTGGATGCCGCCAAAATTCGTGGTCCACGCCGCGGCCAGGGCGCCCAGGCCGACCACCACCAGGCCAATCGGCGACACAAGAAAGCCGACGGCGGCGGCGATACCGGAGAACGCCAACAGCACCGGCCCGGCCGCTGCCAGCACGGCCGTGAAGGCCATTGCGGCGTTGCGTATGCCAACATCGAGTTCGCCGAACCAGGTGAGAGCGTCAGCCGCCTGGCGCACAACTCCCGACATTGTGTCGAGGAAGGGCAGCGCGCCGCCAATCAGAAAGCTGTCGAGGCTGCCCTTGGCGTACTCGATGGCGCCGGCCATGCCGCTCATGCGCGCGTTCGCCACCTCGGACGCAGCGCCTTGCGCGCTAACTGCTTTTGACATGGCCTTCCAGCCGGCCGGACCCTTGGCCAAAAGCACGTTGACCGCCCGAATGGCATCGGCGCCGAAAATGGTGGTGAGCGCGTTCTGGCGCGCCTCGTCCGTCGCTCCAGCCATCGACGCCTGCAGGTCCGCCATGACGTCAGGCAGATCCCGGGTAGAGCCGTCCAGGTTGTACATGCTCACATTTAACTGATCCATCATAGCGCGGGCTTCTTTGGTCGGCGCCGTCAGCCGCATGAGCATTGTCTTCAGGCTGGTGCCGGCGTCCGATCCCTTGATGCCCGCGTTGCCCATCAGCGCCAGCGCGGTGGTCAGGACGTCAATGTCTTGCCCGCTGGAGGCAAACACGGAGCCGGCCATCTGCATGCCGGAGGCCAGGTCAGTCACTTCGACGCTGCTGGCATTGGCGGCCGCCGCTAGCATGTTGGCGACATCCACCGTCTGGGTGGCGTCGAGGCCGAAGGTGTTCACGGCATTGGCGGCGATCTCCGCGGCCTGTGCTAACCCCAGGTTGCCTGCGGCCGCCAGGTCCATCGTGCCGCCTATGGCCGCCATCACCTGGTCGGTGTCCAGGCCGGCCTTTGCCAGTTCGAGCATGCCGGCTGCCGCCTCGCCTGCGCTGAACGCCGTCTCTGCGCCCAGTTGGAGCGCCTGCGCCTGCATCGAAGCCATTTGCGCCTCGGTCGCGCCGCTGACCTGCTGCATGACGTTCAGCGATTGCTCGAACTGCGCCGCGCTGTTGATGGCTGCCGCGGCGACGCCCACTATGGGCAGCGTAACGCCCGCCGTCAGACCCATGCCGACGTTGCGCATTTCCGCCGCGGCGTTGGCGAGTTGTTGTTTCAGCCCGCCGGCAGTGCGCCCGATCTGCTCCAGGTCGCCCTTGACGGCCTGCATCGCTGCCTGCGCCTGATTCTGCGCCTTGATGACAATCGTTACGTCAGACATGGAGTTAACCTATTTGTTGACGCTGGTCCAGCGAAACGACCACCACACCAGCGCCGACGCAACAAGCATGACCATCGGTGTACCGATGGCGCGATATTCTCTCGTGTTGACGCCGGTTGACGCCAGCGTAATTTCGACCATGTACCAGACATACAGCAGCATCAAACTTCCAAATAGTAACGTCGCCGGCATCATGCGCTCGTGCCAACTCTTTAGAAATAATCTACCTGCCGCTATCGTGCTGACGACGTAACAAGCCATGCGGAAGATCTCCAACTCAGTCATCTTGCGCCCATGCCCAGGATGTTGTACGCAAACATGCCGACTACAACAATCGCCAGAGATAACAGAAACAATCTGTCCATTGTCGTCATCGGTCGCTGCGTTGCCTGCGTTGCCTGCGTTGCCTGCACTGCCTCGATCGTGCGTATCCGTTGCTCGAAGTTGTCAAGGCGCAGCGAGATATTGTCAACCTTGCTCTCGATGCGCAGCATGATGTAATTTTCGCTATTGCCCCGGTCGCCACTGCTTGATATCGTCATGTTCTCGCCAAGTAAAAGATTTTGTAGGCCGGGCTTGTCGGCGCCGGTGTAGAGGAACGCCGCCGCCAACTCGCGCAGCAGGTCATACTGCTTTGCATAGCCGATCATGTCCTGCGCTTGGCGCTCTGGGATTGACGCGTTCGAGATGTTTGCCAGAGATGCACCAAGTACGCCGTTGGCAATGCGGTCGAGTTGTGCAGTGCTGAATTTCGATGCACCCGCCAACGCCTGCAACACATTTTCGTCAAGCGGCACAGACTACCTCATTGCCTCGTCTAGTTTCTCTCGTTCCGCCGTCCACTTGCTCTCCTGCGCCATCCGAAATGCAATCTCTTCCACCAGGTCCGTCGGCGCGTCCAGCAACTCGCGCCAACTCCATTGCATGTGCCGCATGATCTGGATGTCAACGGCATAGCGACTCTCGACCGGCGTCGCTATGCCATGCATGATCATGCGCTCGTAGGCGCGGGCAAGTTTTTTTGCTCTGTCTCCGTCATGCGCTTGTTGACCCGTTCCACGGCCTCGGCGATCAGCGCGCCCACCTCCGCCGGCAGCGCCTTGATGTTCTCGAGCGTGACGGGCCGGCCTTCGAAGCCGGGGCCGTCCCAGGCGACGATGGCCATCTGCAACTTGATCACCTGGTTCTCGGCAAAATCAAAGCGGGCGTCTTTCGTGACCAGGTCCATGACCGTCGAGCGCGAAAGAACATCTTGCGATTCGCCGTAAGATAGCCTGCGCACCGTGACGGTGTTCTCGCCGTCGATGCGCACGGTCTCCTGCTGCTGTTGCTGGCTGAAAAATCCCATAAAGTCCCCTTACGGCAGTGTGGCCAGAGCGTTGAGCACCGTCGCCGTGAAGAAGAGCGCGTCGGTCGACGAGTAGCCGCAATGACCCTCGACCTTGACCGAAATGTTTCCGTCGCTGTTTTCGTAGGCGCCGAACTTGTCATAGATGGCGAAGAGGTCCAGCTTGACATCCTTCGTCGCGCCGCTGCCTGGAGTGTGCAGCCGGATCAGGCGGCCGGCTTTAGCCACCCACTTGGCGCGCTCAGCCGCAACGAACGAGACGCCGCCGTCCTCTTCGAGTTCGTAGGCCATGGTGAACGTGATTTCTGGCTTGACGAACTTGTGCGCAGTCGGGTAGAGGGTCCCGTCGCCAGCGGGCACGTACTGGACGCCCGTCATCACCTTGATGGTCGCCTCCAGCAGCTTGCCGCTGATCTGCGTCGTGCCGATGGTCCCGCCGCTGTCGTTGACGTAGAGCTTGGTGTAGCCGAAGAGGGCCGGCTCCACAGTCGGGATCGATAGCGCGGCGGTCAGGGTGCTGTTGATCCAGCGCTGCGCCTGCCACGTGGCCGCCATCATCCACGCCTCATCAGCCTTGCCGGACAACTCGAACTCCGAGACAAACGAGTACGGAAACTCGGCATGGTCGGTGGCGACCAGGCGATTGCCGGCCTCGAGCGTGTACGTCTTGATGGTGCGACTGGTGGTCGTCGGGAACGCATACGCCCGGCTGTAGCCTGGCCCGGCGCCCGGCGTGGCGGTCAGGATGGCCGCCTCCAGAATGTGCGGCAGCTGCTCGAAGGTCAGCTCGCTGGCCGGCATAGGCAGCGTTGCGCCCAGGCGGGTGTCGTAGCTGAGTTCTGCCGGCACCAGGTAGCCGACGTCCTCTTCCTTGATTTTGCGGATGCGCGTGTCTTCGGGCGAGCCAAATGGCCCGCGCCAGATGGTCGTGGCTGCCACCGCCGTGCCGGGCGTTGTTTCCTTGCCCAGTTGCACCACGTTGTAGGGTGCCGTCCCGTATACCGATGCCATGTGTTATTCCTCCCGTTCCATCGGCGCGTAAAGCACGCGCCCCGTGGCTGCCGCCGTCGCCGTGATGGTTGTGCCGTACATGGCTGCCTCTGCCGCGCTGAGATTGCGCGCTGGGACGCCATAGATGTACTCGCCATCGCCGACATAGCGCAACGGCGACGCTTGCGCCGTCACAGTGCCGTTGCTTGCTTTTTCTGTTGCTTCCTCTTGCTCTTTGCGTGCCATGTTTACCCGTCTACACTCACTTCGATCAGGATATCTTCGACGATGTACGTGTGTCCTGCCACCTGCCGCACGTCGACCCGGCTGGACTGCAACCAACCCAGATCTCGCCACGTGCCCGGCTTGCTGCGCACGGTTAGATCGCCCAGCCAGGCGACGAGCTCAGCCTCGAGCGCGTCGAGCGTGTCCTCGGCGGCGGCCTGCTGCGCGCCGTCGCCCCGCTCGAAGTAGAGCACCCACAGTTGCACCGTGTAGTAGAAAGTGCTCGGTTTGCCGTGCTGGCGGTCCCTGGGCCGCAGCGAACCAGCCGACAGCACCCGCACCACCGGCGATACGCCGGCAAAGCCCGACTTCATATAGGCGTAGATGTTGCCCTTCGCCGTCGGCATGACGCCGGTGGCAGCCAGGCCGCTGGCGATGGCCTTGCGCACAGGGTCGCGGCTGGCGACCGTCATTGCAGCACTCGCTCCATCGTCACGTGCGTGCCCGGAATCGTCGGCCAGGGCGCCACGGCGATCACCAGGTAGGTGACGCCGGCGATCACCGCCAGGTCATTCGGTCGAATGTCCTGCGCACCCGTGATGACGGTCTCCATGACCTGGCTCACCGACTGGATTGCCCCGTCTTGCACGTACGCGCCCAGGCTGCTCACATCCGCCACCGTCGGCGCCGTGCAGGCCAGGCCGCTCAGCACCGTCGGCGCCGTGGCCGGGTTGCGTGCGCCCGAGGTGATGGCGGCCCGCTTGATCGTGCAGGTGGAGGTTGTCAGCAGCGAGAGCATCAGAGCACCCGCAGCGACGCCCGCTTGGGCGCTTCATCGGTCAGAGGGGCGGCCAGCCAGGTGCTGTAACGCGCCGCAATGTTCTTGCGCCGCTCTGTCACGATCTCGCCTAGCCGCTCGGCCAGGCTGCCCAGGTCCTCCTGCAGCGGCCCCGCCGTCACGTTGACGGCCGTCAGGTTGGTCTGGACGCTCTCCAACGTGCGGAGTTCGGCCAGGTCGCACAGCGCGTCCAGCTTGTCGCTGGACACCGCGCCCACCTCGCCGTCGGTGACGGTCGTCAAGCCGGCAGTCGTATAGCCCAGCATGCGCACGCCCCAGCCGATGGCCTGGGCGATGTCTGGAATGCTGCCGCTGCCCGACAATGCCCTGGCTTTCGCCAGGTATGCCGAGCAGCGCTCCGTGACCACCGTCGTGACGTTCGCCACCGTCGCCATACTCAGCCGCTCCCCAGCACCGCACGCAGCGCGCCCAGCGCCTTTGGCCCGATGCCCTTGACGGCGATCAGCTCTTCATCGCTGGCCATCTGCACAGCCGCCGGCGTGTCGTAGCCGTTGGCGATGAGCAGGCGCACCATATTCATGTGCTTGGACAGGTCGCCGAAGTCGAGCCAGATCGGAGGCAGCGCGTCACCGCCAACTACAGCTGAGCCGCTGATCGTTATCGGCTCAGCGGGCGGCGCTGGCGCGACCAACTCCAGTTTGTCCAGGAAGCCGCCGGCTTCAAACTCGGACAGTTCAACCAGCGCGCCGGGGCCGAACTGGTTGAACGCGCCGAAGGTGAAGCCGGGGCGCACGCGCCACGTTGCCATTACGCCACCGCCAACAGCAAGGCGACGTAGATCTTGGTGGACAAGTCACTTGCCGAGACCTGCTGAATCTGGTCGGCGACCGTGATGGTTGTCTCATAGAGCGTGTCGACCGAACCGAGCGCCCCCGTGGTGATGCCGAACACGTCGATCACCTTGTCGCCGACCACGGCGCCGACAGCCGAGATTGCGCCGGCGCCGTTCTTGCCGTTGAAAGAGATAGTCTTCAGGCTGGTCAACACGGCGCGCACGTTGGCCGCCGTTACAGCCCTGGCCGTATCGGTCCCGGTTTTCGCTTCGGCGTCGGTCGCCAGTTCCACCAGGCCGCTACGCGTGGCCGATGTCGTCAGCGCAGCAAGACCCGCCGGCGTCACCGCCCGCGCGTCATCTGTCCCCGTGATGGTTTCCGCGCTGGTCGCCAGTTCTACCTTACCCTTGACTGTGGCGGACGCATCCACCGTGGTGCCCAGCGAGTCGACCAGGTCAGTGTTGTGATCGGCCGGGTCGGTGCCCGCAAACTGCGCTTTCAGGTCAGCCGAACTTTTGTTCGCCATGAGACCCCCTTATGCGCCGGTGGCGTGAACGATGCCCGTCTGGTTGCCGTAGCGAGCCTTGATCTTCGGCGTGCCGATGACCATCACTTTGAAGATGCTCTCGGTGCCGTCGGCGGTGGACCACTCACGCACCTGCATGCCGATGGCCTCGGCCAACTCCATGTACTCTGGGGTCATCTGCAGGAGCAGGATTTCGCCGTCGGCCAGTGTGGTGGCCGGCAGACTCGACACGCCGGCGATCATCGCCAGTTCGGCGATGCGGCTCAGACCAGTGTCGCCACTGCCGTCGGTGAAGTAGCTCAGTGCAGCCTGGTTGTACTGCGTCTGGCTCACGTACACCTGAAACGGCCCGTAGTTATACTGGCCGTTGGCGGCGTTGACCATTCCCGCAATGGTGGGCACGATGTTGGAGAGCGTACCCCAGTCACCGCCGCCGTAATTCGCAGCAGTGTCGGTGTTGCGGTTGGGATGCGTGCGCAGGCCATAGATGGGCCGCCCGTTGAGCGTCACGGCCGTGTTGCCGCCGGCGACGATGCCCTCGTAGCCCTCGGCTACCACGCGCGTGGCTTCGATCAGACCGGTCATGTCCAGACCGTCGCCCAGGCGCCGGCTCGCCTCCAGGGTGCGCCAGTCGATGGCGAATTCCTTGAAGATGACCGGCACGGGGACGCCGCTCTGCAGCATTTCGGGCATATCCCGCTCGGCGCGCCCGCGGCCCGTCATGTTGACCGTGGCTGCGGTGATTTCGCTGGAGGTGTACCAGCGCGCCTCAAGGCTGCCCACGCCGCCCAGGCGAGAGACCAGCCCCCGGGCGCGGAAGTCGTTGACCACGCGCAGAGGATAGCGGGCTGCAGCCAGCACCTGGCTTTCGACCTCGGCCCACTCGTCTTCAGTCAGCAGCGAGTTGACCACCAATGCCGGTTCGCCAGCATGGTTGACGCGCACGAACTGGCCGCGGCCGTTGACCTTGATGTCCGGGTCAGCCGGGTTGAAACTGCCGCGCAACGTCTTTGCGCCGTCGGTGTATGCGTTGACGATCTGAATGTCGTTCATGTTCTTGTTTCTCCCTTACCCGATCCGCACTTTGATGCGGGTTGCTGCGCCGGCGGCGTTGCACGCCTCTTCCGCGTGGCCGATGACAAACCCGTCGGTGAATGCCTGCAATTCGCCGGCGTCTGCCGCTTCCAGCGCGGCACCGGCGGCCACGTTCTCGCCGCTCTCAAGCACCATGTAGACCAGGTCGCCCGCCTGCGGATAGACGAACGGCACCGTGTCGTTGTCGGCATAGGCCGTCTCGATGTTCAGCGTGGTGCCGGTGGTGTTGCGGAAACCGTGCTCGATGGCCACCATGCGCACCAGGGCGGCCTTCGCCGTCGGGTTGATGACCACATCGGCGCCATTGGTTACGAGCAGGTGACCAGGCTTGATCGTGGCTGCGCCCGCCAGCTTCTCGAAGACGGGCCGCTCTAGACCATTGACCTGGAGCAAGATTGTGTGTGGAGTGCTGCTTGCCATGTGTTGTTTCCCTCCCCTTACTGCTTGACTTCGGTCTGGGCAGCGTCAGCCTGCTTCGCAGCGCCCTTGTAGGCGCGCAGCCCGCCGTCCATGTTGGCCGCCACGTTGGCCCCGTTGCGCCCGACGTAGGTCTGGCCCACCGGTGCGATGCTCGCCTCCAGCTTGACGAGCGAGTCAAGGCCCATGGCCTCAAGCTCCGCCTTGCTGAATGCGCAGCGATTGTTGGCCGCCAGCCGCCCGACGATCTGCGCCTTCTGGCGGTCGCTGTTGGCCTTGATGCCGCGTACGGCGTCCATCAACGCACCGACGCCGCCAAACTCGCGCAGTGCCGCCGCCAGTTCGGTCAGTTCCGCCGGCAGTTCCGGCAGTGCAAGCTCCGCAGCGCCCTCGACGACCGCCTGCTGAGCGACGTCCTGCGCCCCTTCTTCGTTGGCGGCCAGCGCCGGATCGGCTGCCTTGGTCGCCTTGGCTTTCTTCTCCTGTTCGTTCATATTTCCTCCCGAACAACTACAACGATTTGCGATAACTGATTCGGCGTCGCGGACGGCGCCTTGAAGTGAAAACTCGATAGTCAACTCGCCCCAGCTGAGCGCCAAGCGGTCGAGCGTTATGCTCTGCCTGGCTGCCATCGGCGGCAGTTCGACCGCGGCGCCAGACGGCACATAGCCCAGCGTCACGTGCGGAATGAAGCCCCAGCGCCGGCTTACATCGGCGCCCAGGTCCCACTCCAGATAGTCGGCCAACCAGAAGCGAAACTGATGCAGCGCTTCAGAATCGACGAGTGCAAACACCGCATCCATGTCGCCCTCGGCGCCGGCAAAGCGCCCATAGCCGGAGATCTCCGCCGGCACAACGACGCGGTCACCCGCGTAGTTGGCAAGTAGTTCGGCCACCCGGTTGAACTCGATTTCCGCATCCTGGATTTCGCCCAGATACGCCAACGTGATGTGCATGTCGCTGGCCGGCTGCGCCTCGCTGCCGGCGGGCAGGGCATCGGCGGCCAGCGCCAGCGCCGCGGCGTCATCGGGTCGCAGGTAGAATGCCACCATGATTGACTGGGAGAAGTCGGGATCGGCGTTGGCGCGCAGGCGGTTCGTGCGCCCCGCCCCGCAGCCCTTGGCCACAGAACAGGCCCCGATCTCATCCGGCAGCAGCGCCACGTGATCCGGGCGCAGATTGCGCTGTATCCCGGTGTACGCCTGGCCCTTGAACTCACCCGCCGCCTGCTCGATGTCGCAGAAATAGGCGGTGGAGACCTCGACGACCTCGCCCTGCTCCAGCCGCTGCAATGTCGTCAGCGCATCGCCGCCCAGCCGCTCGCACTTCGCCACGTCGAGCCACATCTCGCCGCGCAGCCGGTCGCCGTCCATGGCCATTTTGAAGACCTGGCCGACGACGCACCCTTCGATGACACTGGGGCTGTTGGCAGAGATCGGGCCGCTGGCATCCTGCGGGTGGCGCAGTGGCACTGGGCGTCCGTTCCATGCCGCCACGAACGCGGAAAGTTCGTCAGCGGTGACCAACTCGCCATTGACCACGCCGGCGACGAGGGCGACGATAGGCACTACGGCATAATCTCGCCCGTCCATCGTGGTCCGGAGCAGCTTGTTGGCGGATAACGTCGCCCTG